ACCGCGCTTGATCTTGATGATAGCGCCGTGGTTGCGATCATGGACGCCATGCAAGGCAAGGTTCTGGACGGTGAAAAGCTGACAGGATGGGAAAAGCGTCAAGTTGAGTGCTTCCGGGGTAGCAACACTAGCGACACCCGGTCTTATTTGTATGTGATTGCGAATAGCCTGTCTGATCACGTCAAAATTGGCACATCTCGCAATCCGTGGGCGAGGGCAAAGGATTTGCAAACCGGTACTACGGGCAAAACTACCGTAGTTGCTACATTTGCCGGGACGCGAGCGGACGAGACCGATGCTCACACATTGCTGGCCAAGTATCGCAAATCTGGGGAATGGTTCAGCCTTCCCAATGTTGTTTTGGCTGGATTGATCGAGGCGCACAACGCGAAAAAGTCCGCGTCTACCGCAGTAGAAGAACTACGTAAGCTACTCCGTAGCGGCGACGGTAGCTACGAAGATACAGAAACAGATGCAGAAACAGATACAGAAAGATTAGAGACTATCGTCTCTTGTGCATCTGGCGATGCACTCAAGCCCGAACACGTTGTCGAGATCTGGAATGAGGCAGCGCCCAAGCTGGGTAAGCCTACGGTTCGAACACTCACACCATCTCGCCGGGAACTGCTGAAAGCCCGCATAGGCCAGTACGAACTGGACGACTTCCAAGACGTATTTGGAAAGATTGAGAGGTCCGCGTTTCTGCGGGGCGACAGTGGCTGGCACGGCTGCACCTTCGATTGGGTGTTCAAGCGCGCCAACTTTCAGAAAATCTTGGAGGGCAATTATGACCAGTAGTAACCCGCTACGCCGCGACGGCCCCGTCATGGTCAACACTGGCCGTGGAGCCCGCCCTGGTGAGATCGTCACGATCCTCGTGAGGGACGAAAAGGGCCGCGAGATAGCCGAACCAATCGTGTTTACTCGGACTGATCGTGAGTACGCCCACGACCTATGCGATGCCTACAACGCTCGCCGTCCAAGCGAACATGCGCCGTTTTGGTATGTGGACCATGCCGGGAACATCAAGCCTGGTGAGCCGCCTCGCGCCCGATCTGAGGAATGGAAGCCGCGGCCCGGTGAAATTGAGGCGACTAACGCCGTGGTAGCCCGTGCCATCAACGCTGGTTTGCCGATGGAAGAATGGGCTCGCTTGGTCCGCAATGGCTCAATTACCCGCGAGGTGCAGAAGGCCATGCGTGAGCTTACCGACTGAACCAATCCCCGCAGCAGGCTTCCGCCTCGTATCCGGCAAGCAAGGCCCAAAGGATAAAACCATGAAATACACCGTGCAATTCAGAAACGGCTACGTGGACCGCGCCAACGCCTACACAGCAGGCCAGCTTGTATGGGCACACGACGGCGGGCCTTGGGATGTGGTCGCTGTTCGCCAGGAGCAAACCACATGACATGGAAACCGATCAGCAGCGTGATCACACAAGGGAGCAGCAAGCCATGAGGGTCGAAACAAAACAGCTTCTGTGCGGGTTTCGAGCATATTCCGCACTTGTTGTGCCGCATGATTGGAACCCCAAGCCGCTCAACCTTTGTGGAACATGTGGCGGGCCGGTTAATACATGGAATGTGGGGTTCGGTCATTGGTGCCCGACCTGCAAAGCTTCGGCATGTGACAAATCTTGCACCAAAGTATTTTGGAACGGTCCACAAGGGAGCAGCAACGATGGCAAATGAACGCGGTAGGCCTGCCAAGCAGCGCCAGCGCATCCTACAGCGCGCTCAAGACATGCGGGCGACCGAAGGCAGGGTGAATAAGTCACGCATCGCTAGGGAGCTTCACATCCCGCTGCGGACTGTGTTCCGTGTGTTGCCGAGGCTGTCGATTTAATTTCGTGGGCCTATTTATGTCATAGCGACCCAGCTAAAAAAGCCGTGTAGATGGTTCGCCCATGACAGCGGGCGCTCCTGAAAAACTAACGGCGAAAAACCGCAAGGTGGGAGATGGCACCCCCGGCCCTGGTCGCAAAAAGGGCGTGCCTAATAAGATCAACGCTGATCTTAAATCAATGATCCTTGGCGCGCTGGATAAGGCCGGCGGCGTGGATTACTTGACCGCGTGCGCCTTCTCCAGCCCTGCCGCGTTTCTGGCGCTGATCGGAAAGGTGCTGCCCACGACATTGCAAGGCACTGGTGCGGATGGCGAGATCGAAGTGCGGATGATTACGCGCCGGATCGTGGACGCCGCTCATGGCTGAGTTAGTCATCGAAACCCCGCGATGGCTTTTGCCGATGATGAAACCATCGCGCTACAAGGGCGTATATGGTGGCCGTGGTTCGGGTAAGTCGCACGCATTTGCTGAGATGCTTCTTGAAAAGTGCATTATGGAACGCACTCACGCGGTGTGTTTGCGTGAAATTCAAAAGTCATTGGCTCAATCGGTAAAGAAGCTTTTAGAGCTTAAGATTGAGGCGATGGGCATTGGGCAATTGTTTGAGGTCCAGCTTAATCAAATCAAGTGTCCGCATGGTGGTTTGATTATTTTTCAAGGCCTTCAGAACCACACAGCCGACAGCATCAAGTCGCTTGAAGGTTATGACATTGCATGGGTCGAGGAAGCACAGTCGCTTTCACAGCGCTCGCTTGACCTGCTCCGTCCGACGATCCGCAAGCCCGGCAGCGAACTGTGGTTCACTTGGAACCCATCGCAGGCCACTGACCCGGTGGATTCGCTGCTACGCGGAGAAGAGCCGCCACCTGACGCAATCGTCGTGCAAGCCAACTATCGCGATAACCCGTGGCTTCCCGACGTGCTGCTTTCCGAACTGGAATATGATCGCAGCCGCGACCCGGACAAGTTCGCGCACATCTGGTTAGGTGAGTATCAGCGCAACAGCGAAGCCCGCGTGTTTCGCAACTGGCGCGTGGAGGACTTTGAAACGCCCGCGGGCGTCACGTTCCGCATGGGCGCGGACTTTGGGTTCAGCATCGACCCCAGCGTTCTGGTCCGTTGTTACATTGACGGCCATAATCTCTACATCGACCATGAAGCTTGGCAGGTCGGCACCGAGATCAACAACCTGCCCGCGCTGTTCCTGTCTGTGCCTGAAAGCGAACGCTGGCCGCTGACCGCTGACAGCGCGCGGCCAGAGACGATCAGCTACCTGCGGAACCACGGCTTCCCGAAGATACTCTCGGCGGTCAAGGGCGCGCGTTCAGTCGAAGAAGGCGTCGAGTTCCTCAAGTCGTTTGACATCATCGTGCACCCGCGCTGCCAACATGTGATCGACGAATTGACGCTCTACAGCTTTGAGGTTGATCCGCTGACGGAGCAAGTCCTGCCCAAGCTCGCGGACAAGAACAATCACTGCATCGACGCGCTGCGGTACGCCTGCGAGGGCGCGCGCCGTGCCATAGCCACCAAGGTCGTGCGCCGTGTGCGTCCTGCCATTGCGCCGAGGAGCTGGGCGGCATGAGCAACCTTCGCCTCACCAAGACCGCGTTTGAGATCGGCACCATGCAAGGCGTGGCGCTTGAACTGTATGACGGCAGCGTGCGGATTGGCTCGGCTGAACTGATGCTGCCCGCGTACGACGATGCGGTCCATGCGGCGATCGACAATCTGGCAAGTCAGGCATCGCGCTCCAACGTCCGCATCAACGGCGCGCGGCGGACAGCGCTGTTCCATGAGATTGAGATGGGAGCGGTGGTATGACGCCAGGTATCCGCCACTACGGCCACGCAAGCCTCAAGGTGGGCGTTGCGAAGGCCTTGCCCGTAGCGATGCGCCGCCAAGTGCTTGAGGTGTCCAGTGTGCGCACGGAACCCGAATACAGAGGGCGCGGTGATGCTTCGGCGCTTGTGTTCGCAACCTGCACGGATGCGGACTTGGCTGGCAAGTTCCTGCTGGTTCACGTCGAGCCTGATCCCGACAGCCCGCTGGACCAGCAGGCGTTGGCCGAATTTTACGCGCGGTATGGGTTCACCCCGATCCAAGCTGACCCGCTCCTGATGGTGCGCCCGTGTATTGGGAAACCCTGCAAATGACCGACGACGAATTGATCTTTGAATGCCGCGAGCGGCTTGAACTGTGCATCAACGCGAACGACGGTGATCGGGCAGACGCGCTTGAGGACTTGAAGTTCAAGAAGGGCGATCAATGGGATGAGCAGTCCGTGCGCCAGCGTGAGTTGGATGGCCGCCCCTGCCTGACCAACAACAACATCCCGGCGATCATTCATCAGGTGGTCAACGATGTGCGGCAGAATGAACAGTCGATCCACGTCCACCCGGTGAGCGATGGCGCCGATGAGGAAGTGGCCGAGGTCATTGAGGGCCTGATCCGCCATATCGAATACGACAGCGGTGCGGATGCGGCATATGACACGGCGCTAGATAGCGCGGCCAGCATTGGGTTTGGCTTCCTGCGGCTTGTGACCGAGTATTGCGACCCGACCAGCTTCAACCAGGACATGAAGATCAAGCGGGTGCGCAACCCGTTCACGGTCTATCTCGATCCGTCATCCAGTGAACCCGATGGCAGCGATGCAGAGTTTGGCATTGTCACCAGCAAGGAGCCGAAGCGCGAGTTTGAGCGCATGTATCCGCGCAAGGATGCGACGATTGACTACATCGCCAAGGGCACGGGCGACGATCAGAATTGGCTGGGCGAGGATTTTGTCCGCATCGCGGAGTACTACAAGTTCGAATACGAAGCTGCCACGCTGGTTGAGTTCAGCGACGGCGTGGGGCGCGTCAAAGGCCAATTCATCGTGGCGGACATTCCCCCCGGCGTGGCACCGACCGGGCGCACACGGCCCACGAACCTGCGCAAGGTCATGTGGTACAAACTGACCGCGCGTGAGGTGCTGGAAAAGGCGGAAGTCCCGTTTGATTGGATACCGCTGTTCCCGGTTTACGGTGATGAGATCGACATTGACGGCAAGGTTTCGCGCTCGGGCATCATCCGCAACGCCAAAGACCCGGCCAAGATGTATAACTATTGGCTGACCGCTGCGACCGAGGAGATCGCCCTCCGCACCAAGGCCCCGTACATCGGCGCAATGGGCCAGTTCGAAGGCGTCGAGGACGATTGGCAGGCCGCTAACGTCAAGTCGTTCCCATACCTGGAGTATAACCCCGTCACCATCGACGGGACGCTTGCGCCGGCCCCGCAGCGCCAACAGCCCGCCGATGTGCCTTCGGGCTTTATTGCGATGGCAGGCCTTGCACGGGACAACGTGAAGGCGGTGACCGGCATTTATGACGCATCGCTTGGAAACCGCTCAAACGAAACCAGCGGCATTGCGATCCGTGCGCGCCAGCATCAAGGCGATGTGGGCAATTTCCACTACTCGGACAACCTCACCCGCACGATGCGCCACCTTGGCCGTGTAATGGTATCGGGCATCCCGCGCGTTTACGATTCCCAGCGGATTTTGCGCATTCTTGGCAAGGACGGGCAGGCCTCGCAGGTCGAGGTGAACAAGCCCGAAGAGAAGATGGACGATTACGGGCAGGCGGTACAGACCGTGCTGAACGACCTGACCGTTGGCAAGTATGACGTGATCGTCACGACCGGCCCAGCCTACAACACGCTGCGGCAGGAAGCGGCGGAGAGCATGGTCCAGATGTCGCAGTCATGGCCCAAGCTCATGGAAGTGGCAGGCGACAAGATCGTTCGTGCGATGGATTGGCCGGGTGCGGATGACATTGCCGACCGTATCGCCAAGACGCTGCCACCGGGCCTCGCTGACAAGCCGCAGGACGAAAAAGACGCGCCGCCGATGGTGCAGACGCCAAACGGGCCGATCCCGCTGGACCAGGCTGGCCAGATGATCGGGCAGATGGACCATGCCTTGTCGCAGATGCAGCAGGAAATGGAACAACTGGAATCCGGCGTGACCAAGGCGCAGATCGACGCATCGGCACGGATCAAGGTTGCCGAGATCAATGCAGCGGCCAAGCACGATGATTCCGAACTGTCCGGCATGGTCAAGATTCTGATCGCCAAGATGGAACAGCAGCAGGCGGAACGGGACGCGATCAAGGCGGCAGCGGACGCAGGCGCGGCGATGGAAGCCAAGGCCCCTGCCAAGCCTACGGAAGATCCGAACGCGGCACTCAAGGAAATGCTCGCGGCGCTGACCAAGCCCAAGCGCAAAGTCATGCGGATCATGGCCCCATCTGGCGCGGTCTATCACGGCGAGGTCGCGGACAGCGAAGGCCAGAACGATCAAGCCACAGAACCCGTTGAACCGCCGCAGGAAGGACTGCCCGCATGAACCTTGAAGGCACACCCGGTGAGGTACGCATCACCCTAGAGATCAAGCGCGCGGCGACGGGCGAGACGGAAACTGTGGAGGTTGTCGGCACGCTGGCTGAACCTGAAAACAAGGAAGAAGAATAATGGCGGTCACTCATACAACGGCGGCGCGTAATGCTGCCACGGACGCTGTAACGGCGCTGATCGGCGCATCGGGCAAGCTCAAGTTCCGGCTGACGGGCACTGTGGGTTCGCCTGGTACTGCGGTGGCTACCTTGTCGCTATCCGCCACGGCGTTTGGTGCATCGTCCACCGGCACGGCCACGGCCAACGCGATCACATCGGACACCAACGCCACGGGTAACGCTTCGCCGGTTGCTACGGCCACGTTGGAAACATCAGGCGGCACGGTGGTGGTTCACTGCGCGGTGGCTGCTTCGGCTTCGGACATCAACATGACCGGCGGCTTGACGATCAACGCGGGCGACACGGTTTCGTGTTCGTCGCTGACCTATACGGCCTTGAGCGCGTAACATGGCTGACAACACAACCCTGAACACAGGCACTGGCGGCGATGTCATTCGTGACATTGACCGCGCGGGCATCAAAACCCAAGTCATGCAGATCGATGCAGGTGGTGCTGCGGGTGAATCGCTGGTGTCGAGTTCGAACCCGCTACCCACCAAGCCCGACAACGTGCTGGACAGCCTGACCACCACGGCCAGCGCATCGTCGCAGACCACCCTCATGTCGTTGCCGAACGCTGGGTTCAACGGCGGCTCGATCCATGTAACGAATGCGGGTACAAGCAACCAAATTACGCTCGAACATTCGGACGACAACGTCACATGGGCATCTCTGTGGTTATCGAATAACAACAGCGCGTATAGCGCGTTGACAACGATAATCACTTCCACAGGGCTGTACACCTATAACTCTACCGCTGCTTATGTCAGGGCTAAGGTCAGCAATTACACTTCTGGCACGGTCACTGTTTATTTGACCCAGAAGCGCAACGCCACATCTATCACGCCGATCAGCCTTTCCACCCCGCTTGCTGGCACCAACATCGGCACGGTCACCGTAACAGGCGGCGGCGTCGATCTGCCCACAGTCGTGTCAGAAGTGACCGCCAGTGGCACGATCACCGTCATCAACAGCGTCCCTGCTGGTGCGGCGACGGCAGGCTCTGCTGTGGCGATAGCAACCGCTGGGCGCACTGTAGTGGCGTTCCAAGTCACCGGCACGTATACCGGCGCGCTATCGGTGCAGGGTACGGTGGACGGCACCACATGGGTCACCTTCGGCGGCACCTTGGTTTACAACGTCGGCGGTGGCTCATGGGGTGTAGCCCTTGCGTCTGCGCAGACCGGCATTTGGCAGGTTCAGTGCAGCGGGTTCCAGCAAATCCGCGTGACTGGCCTTGCCGCGATGACAGGCACCGCCACTGTCTCACTGCGCGCTTCGAATACGTGGGTCCCCGGTGGCGCACCCACCCCTGCTGGCTCCAGCGTCATCGGCACCGTCACCCTATCTTCTGCCAACATGACTTTGTCGGCTCCTGTAATTGCTGCAGATGTTGCCTCTGCCGCACTGACCACCACGACAAACGCTGGCCCATTCACGCCGGGTTCCGGTCTGTCTTACGAAATTAATATTCCTGTCACGGTGGTTTCAGGCACAACCCCAACACTGGATGTAGTCATCCAAGAGAGCGACGACTCAGGGGTGAACTGGTTCGATGTCTATCACTTTCCACGCATTACCGCGACGGGCATGTACCGCAGCCCCAAGCTGCCACAGGTCGGCAACCGTGTCCGCTATGTGCAGACGGTCGCAGGCACAACGCCCAGCTTCACGCGCGCTATTAACCGCATTCAGTCGTATGACCGTGCGATGCCATTTCGCAGGATCATCGACCGCACATTGGCGTCTACACAGGCGCTGAACGCCACGACAGGGACGATGACTGTCCTAGCCGCTTCACCCAACTTGCAGCTTACCATTGCCACAACCTTGGTGACAACCACGGCACCCGCGCTTCAGTTGCAGGGCAGTGAGGACGGCGGTGTGACTTGGTACAGCCTTGGCTCCCCGCTCACCGCAGTCACCGCATCCACGATTCAAGCCACTGTCAACAACGTCAACGCCGAACTTGTGCGCGCTATTGTCACCACGGCGGGCGTGTCCACAACCCTCAACTACGTGGCGATAAAGGCATTTTAGCCATGATCGTGCTGTATAAACAAGTCCCTGGCGGATTTGAATGGGAGGCTGATTACGGCGATGATCTGGCTGCGGCCTACGCGGCTGCGGAGGCGTTTGCGGGATGGCAGATCGAGGATCACGGAGAGATTGGTGACCAGATTGTGGCGACGAAACTGGCCGTTCCGTGAGCCTGCTAACACTTCTTCAGCTTAATCTAAGCGGCACAGGCCCGGTAACGCATACCACGACCGGTGCGCTGACTGGTCCCGGTGCGGTTATTGCAGGCGTTGCGGTTCACCCGCACACGACCAGCGGTGCGCTGACCGGGCAAGGCTCGACCATTGCGGGCGCAAGTGTCCGCTTCACCGGTTTCAACGCTGTAGGCGCGCTTGTAGGCCCCGGTTCAACCATCGCGGGGACAAGCGTCCGCTTCCGGGCTTTCAGCGCCACAGGGGCGCTCACAGGGCCAGGGGCGACGGTTGCGGGTGTTGCGACCCATATCACGGTTCACGCCTCCACGGGCGTCCTGACGGGCGCTGGGGCGGTCATTGCGGGCGTATCAGCAAGATCGGGCTTGGCGGTCACGCATGACACCAGCGGCGCGCTTGTAAGCCAAGGCGCTATCGTTTCGGGTGTGGCTGCAACGGCAAGCTCCACGCCCACCGTACTTGTCGCAGGGCCATTCTGGCACCCGTGGGGCAAGAAAACTCATCGTCGCGAGACAGAAGAGCCGGTTGTTGTTGTTCCGCCTGTGGTGGTCGAGGCCCGCAAGGAAATAGCAAAGACCAACGACGGCGTAGCGAAGTTGCTGGCGGACATTGCCAAGCGTGAGCGCGAATACGCCGACCAGATGGGCGCATCGGTTGCACGGGCGACAATAGCGCGCCGCGAAAAAGCGCAGGCAGTCCGCAAGGCCAAGCTCGCCAAGCTGGAAAGCAAAGTAGCAGATCTAAACGCCATGATTACCCGCACAATCGAGGCGGAAAACGAGCGCGTCAGATTGCGGGATATTGAAGAAGCCGACCTTGTTTACGTGATGCACATGCTGTTGGAGGCATAAATGACTGACGAAGTGGCAGAAGTTCCCGAGACTATCACCGAAGCCCCGCGCGACGAGCAGGGGCGCTTTACGGAAGCAACCCCCGAAACCGTAAATGCCGAGGCCGAGCCGGAAGTAGAGGCGGAAGAAGGCGAACAACCAGAGGACTTGCACGAAGAAAAGCGACGTGGTAAGACGGCGCAGGATCGCATTAACGATCTTACTCGTGCGCGACGGGAAGCCGAACGCGAACGCGATTTTTACAAGGGCCTCGTCAGCCAACCGACGCCAGCTTCGCCCGTTGAAGGCGCTTCGAAGCCAACCCCCGACAGTTTTGAAACTTACGACGAGTATGTTGAAGCGCTGACCGATTGGAAGGTCGAGCAGACAATCAACAAACAGTCTACCGTCAAAGCCCAGCAGACCGAAAGCATGGTCCGCGAGGCGAATTGGGCGGCGAAACTGGAGGAAGCCCGTCAAACGCTCCCCGATTACGCTGAAGTGGTCGGTTCGTCGGAAGTCAACATTGCACCGCATGTTGCCGACGCCTTGTTTGACAGCGAACTAGGGCCGCAGTTGGCTTACCACATGGCGCAGCATCCCGAGTACGCCGAACGGCTGAATAAACTCAGTCCTAACAAGGCAGCTTTGGAACTGGGGCGTCTTGAGGCAGCACTATCGACACCCGTTGCCAAGCCGACGACCAAGGCACCGGCCCCCGTTTCCCCGATCCGTTCGGCACCCGCCAGACAGGTCGATCCTGCGAAGCTCTCGACGGAAGAATACATCGAGTTCAGGCGCAAACAGGGAGCCAAGTTCTAAGGTCAAAGTTTCAGTTTGCCCACGCTGTGAAGCGTCGGCTTTCCCATAGATGGACTTTTCCCTATGTCTAATAGCCTCGTTACTTGCTCGATCATTGCGAAGGAAGCCCTCGCAATCCTTGAAAACCAGCTTGCATTCGCCAGCACGGTCAATCGTGATTGGGATCAAGAGTTTACCGCCAATCAGTCGCGCGGTTATTCGCCTGGCGCTACCATCAACATCAAGAAGCCGCCCCGCTACAACTACCGCGCAGGCCGCGTGGCTGTTCCGCAGGCAACCGTTGAGACGACTGTCCCGCTGACCCTGACGCAGGGCGGTACGGACCTCAACTTTACCGGCTTTGAGCGCACCCTGTCGATCCAGCAGATGAACCAGAAGCTTCAGGCTGCTATGGCGACCGTGGCGAACGAAATCGACCGCCAGGGCCTTGATACGGCCCGTCTTAACACGTTCAACACCATCGGCACCCCCGGCACGCTGCCGAACACGCAGGCCCTTGCCATCGCGGCAATGACCGGTGTGAACCAGCGTCTCGACGAAATGGGCGCCCCGGTGAAGGACGGCGGGCGTTCGCTCATCATGAACCCGGCGTTCAACGCTTCAATGGTTCAGGGCATGGCCGGTCTGTTCAACAGCGCTTCCAAGGTGGGCGAACAGTTCACTTCGGGCCGCTTGCAGAACAGCTTTGGCCTTGATGTGGGCATGGATCAGAACGTTGCGATCCACACCAACGGCACGGCAGTGGTTGCCACCAACACCGTGAACGGTGCTGGCCAGACCGGATCAACCATCACCGTCAACGCGCTGAACGGCACGATCACCAAGGGTTCCAAGATCACGTTCGCCAACGTGTTCGCGGTCAACCCCCAGTCGCGCCAGTCCACCGGTACGCTTGCGCAGTTCGTTGTGACTGCGGACGCGGCTTCGTCGGCCACCTCGATCAGCATCAGCCCCGCCATTGTGGCAAGCGGTGCCTTCCAGAACGTGACCGCCTCGCCTGCCAACTCGGCCACCATCACGATCTTCGGCACAGCGTCGGGTTCGTACAACACCAACGTCGGCTTCCACCGCGATGCGTTCACGCTGGCGATGGTCCCGATGTACGCCCCGCCTTCGGGTCGCGGCGTGATCGACGTGGCGCAGGAATCCTACAAGGGCATGAACCTGAAGGTTACCGAGTTCTACGACGGCGTGAACGATAACTACATCATGCGTCTGGACGTGCTGTTCGGGTGGGCAGCGACCTATCCTGAACTGGCCTGCATTTACGCAACCTGATGCGGCGACGGGCGGGCTTCGGTCCGCCCTCGCTTTTTGCTCTTTCAAGGATTTTTCAAAATGGCTGTTTCTCTCATTCGTTCGTATCAAGGCTATGCCGCAGGCACGGTCCAGATTTTTGATAGCGTCACTGAAGCCGCGCTGATTGCGCAGGGCCTTGCCTCCGCTGCTACCGGCTATCCGGTTCAGTCGGGTGCACTCCTGCTTGACAGCCCGGTCCAGGCAATCACTCAGGGCGGCAACGTCTCGTTCCAGTATTCTGGCGCGGGTATTGCGGTTCCGACTGCGCCGCAGGGTCCGCGCATTCTGCCGAACACAAACATCCAGGCATTTGCTTCGGCAGGCACCAACACCACGATGGTTGCGGGCACGCTTTATCGTTCGGAAATTTTCGTTCCGTTCGTTGCGACTTGGACCGGCATCGGCATTCTGAACGGCACCACGGCGGGCACCGACAACGGGCTTGTCGCGCTGTATGATAGCAATGGCGTGCTGATCACCAACTCGGCTGTTGCCGGTGCGCTTTCGGCGGGTGCCAACGCATTCCAGAACCGCGCATTTCTGAACACCGTGACACTGACGCCGGGGCGCTATTTCATCGCGTACCAGCAGAACGGCACGACCGCCACGATCCGCACCCATGCAGCGGCAAACGGCGGCAACCAG